AATTTATCTTAGATGTAGGATAAATTATCATATCCCATAAATAAAGTTATCCTCCTTTCTCCCCAGAATCATAGAAAAATCCGGGGAATTCGTAGTGAACTCCTCGGATAATTCTTCATATGTGTTTGCTATACTATCGTTAGGAATTACAGTCAAATTCCAAAAAATTACGATAGGAGTGAGCATTATGAACGATAGCAACAGTAGCTATTGGAACAAACTAAAATCGGATTTCATGGAATACGTTAAGCGTGAAATCCTGAAACCACAGGGAGAATACAAACGCTATACCAGATCTGTGGATTTACTCATAGAGTACGCTGAGGCAAATGGCTATAACGAGTATTCACCGGAAGTTGGCATGGCATTTTATGAATCAGAAAAGGCTCATGGCTATAAAGGGTATTCAACGCTTGGGTATCGTCGAGCTGCAATCCGGCATCTTAACGAATTCCTCTATGGTAATAGTTTCTGGCAACGTAAACCTCGTAACGTCTTTCGTTACCAAACGAGCAAGGTTCCGTTGCAATGCCCCAAACAGTTTTCTGAGGTTCTCGAGCGGTTCCTGCAGACAATACACAAAGAAGGACTGAAGGACATTACCGTCAATCAATACCGTGTTGCTTGTACCAAGATGTTGCTGGATTTTGAAGAACAAGGCGTCGCCGGTTGGGAGGACATCGATGCCAAAAATCTGACGTCGGCTTATATGCGTTCCACAAACAAGTACCATTTCGTTTCGTATTCGAGACGATTGTTTCAGTATTTGCTTGATGCTGGTGTTGTAACAACAAACTACACCGGCATCTTGCCGTCAATGTCAAAGCACAAAGCAATACCTTCGGTTTACAGCGAATCGGAAATCAACCAGCTGCTGGAAAGCGTAGAAACTTTTACGCCGCAAGGCAAGCGTGATTACGCAATTCTTTTAATTGCGGTCCGATTGGGGTTAAGACAGTCAGACATACGGCTTTTGCGCTTTGAAAATGTTGACTTTGAAAATGCCAGCGTAAGCCTTATCCAGTTTAAAACCTTGGTTCCTTTGGAATTATCCCTGCCTGATGAAGTTGCAAAGGCTCTACACGATTATATCGATAACGGTCGTGAAGAGTCTGATGAGCCGTATATTTTTCTCAACGGATACGGGGGAGCATTGACACAACATGCCGTTTCGCACATAACCTCAAGGCATTTCAAAAAAGCAAAAATTAATGTCGGTGACCGTCGCCACAGCACTCATGCGCTTAGAATGACTTTTGCAAGTCAGTTGATTGCGGAAAATGTGCCCTACGAAGTGGTAAGAGTCCTTCTTGGTCACGTCAACCGGGATTCTACCCGCCACTATGTAGAGTTTTCAATTGAGGGGCTGAGATCCTGTGCGCTTGAAGTTCCTGCACCCAGTGGTTTGTTTGCACAATATATGGCGGAGGAGGCATGAAAAATGGCAGTCATTTTTAAGAGCATCCTTTCTCAGGAAATGAATGATTATCTGGAGTTGCTTTGTTCCGCCAAGAGAGACACAGAAAGCTATGTATCCACTTTTAGAAGCCTCGATGAGTATTTGGTCAAAGCAAAAATTACCAAAAAAGCACTCCCTGAAAAGCTTCTGATGGATTGGCTCAGTACTCTTTCAATAGCGGAAACAACCAGAAATTACGAAATCGGCAGAATACGAAAATTTGCTCGTTATCTGACAGCTCTGGGCATCCCAGCGTGTGAACCTGATTTTTTCCGTGCTTCATCTACATACAAAGCTTACACATTTACCGATAAGGAATTCAGCAGAATCATTGCCGTGGCAGATAATTGTAAAGTAAGCTATACAAAGGCCGAAAGTGCCTTCGTTTTTCCGGTTCTGTTGCGTGTGCTCTACGGCTGTGGTCTGAGAGTAGGTGAAGCCCTTGCGCTTCAATGGAAAGACGTTGACCTTGACAACGGAGTCATTACAATTAAGCAAGCGAAAAACAACAAGCAGCGACGTGTACCGGTTAGCGATTCGATGAAAAATCTTCTTGCCCAGTACCGCAAACGGAGGTTTACCGATTGTGATGACGCTGTGTATTTGTTTGTCAATAGCGAGAAAACCGGGAAACCCTATGATGTACAAACATTCGGATATTGGTTTTCTAAAGTCCTTGAAAAAGCAGGTGTTGATAACCAGCGCAAAGAGCCTTTTGAGCGTTGTATTTCAACGCATACCCTGCGGCATTATTTCACCTTTAAATCATTCCAGAAAGCCGTATCCGAAGGACGTACTCTTGAAGAAACAGCTCCTTATCTGTCTGCCTATCTGGGGCACGAAACATTTTTCGGAACGGAGAAATATTTAACCACAGACTATACAATGTATACCGATTCGCAGGAGAAGGTATCCAATGCAATCCAGTCCGTATTTCCGGAGGTGTCTTTTGAATGAGCAGAAAAACAAACGAAGTCACCTCGTTGTTGGAAGAGTTTTTTACCGATTACCTTCCACATGTAAGGGGATTAAGCGAAAATTCCATTACTTCATACCAATATGCCTTTCGGCTTCTCTTTCATTATTTATGGAACGTGAAAGGATTGCCGCCCGAGAAGGTAACTTTTGAATCGTTATCCGGCGATACCATTGAAGATTTTCTGCTACACCTCGAGGAAGACCGTGGATGTTCTGTAAAAACGAGGAACCTGAGACGTGCTTCGATTGTTACGTTTGCCAAGTTTGCTGCGAAAAGGTCGTTTACGGCATCCATGTCTTTTCACTCCGGCATTTCACGGGTTCCCAAAAAGAAGGAACCCAAAAAGCTTGGCTTCAAGCACTTTTCAAAGGAAGAAATCACGATTCTTCTAAATTCGCCGGATATATCCAGGTTGATTGGGCAGCGCGATTTAACCCTTATGAGCTTGCTGTATGCTTCAGGTGCGCGTGCACAGGAGCTTTGCGATATCACCCTGGCAGACATTACATTGGGGACTCCTACGAAAATCCGATTGACGGGTAAAGGAAGCAAAACCCGTGTTGTAACCATTCCTGACAGCTGCACTGCCATACTGAAAGAATACCTGAAGAGCAGAAATCTCGACCTTGCCTCAAGGGAAACAAAGGGGCGGCACTTATTCTCCAGCCAGACCCACGAACACATGTCAATTGCGTGTGTTGAGGGAATTGTCAAGAAATATGTCACAGAGGCGAAAGCACAGCATCCGAATCTTTTCAAAGAAGACAGCTATTCTCCTCATTCGTTTAGGCATTCTATTGCAGTCCATATGCTTGAAGCCGGTGACTCTCTTGTTGCAATTAAGGCCTTCCTGGGGCACTCTTCTCTTGCGACCACATGCATATACGCAACCGTGACCCCTGAACTGGCGAACAAATACCTGGACGAGCGTGGAAAAGCATTGCCGGATGTCTCCACACAGACCACTCCACAGCCGTTGCCACAGGCTTTACCGTTCTTGTATCGATAAACACATATGAAGAATTATCCGAGGAGTTCACTACGAATTCCCCGGATTTTTCTATGATTCTGGGGAGAAAGGAGGATAACTTTATTTATGGGATATGATAATTTATCTTAGATGTAGGATAATGAGTCTGCCACTTCAAACCACCTCCTTCATCAGATTCCGGCAGGAATAATGTCATCAATGAAATATTCCCTTACAGGCTTCGCAAGCCCGTTATACTGTTTGTGGCACTCCCACAAATCCAGGAGCAAACCAAACGGCATCAGCCACACCTCATCCTGCGTCAGATTTAGGTGGGCGATGCCGTAATATAAAAGTCGAGTAAATAACTCTTCGTCACTTACTCGACCGCCACGTTTTTTGAGTCAGCCTCACTGACCACATTTCGCTTGGTGCCCTTATACAAAGCCTCGGTAATGGCAGACTTGTAATCAGCCAGATCCAAAGGTGTGGTCAGAAGTTCCACCATCTCCTCTGTAAGGACATCCTTTTTGTTTTCCTTGTTCTTCAGATTGTGGACAAGGATGGACTGATTGGCAAGCAAGGTAATCAGCCATACGATTTCACCAATAGCCATCTCGAAGTTTTCGGATTTCATCAGCTTATCGCCAAGGTTCTCAAGACCGCCGTAGCGTCCTGCGATTTCCTTTGTTGCCTTGGTAGTAAGGAGCAAAGTATACTCGTCACCACCAATATTGATAATTGCCGTGCGTTCTTTATCCATGTGTCAAACCCTCCTTATTCAGCCTGTTCCGTAGTATAGGAAGGTTCATATACTTCCTGATACCAGTTGGTGATAATATCTGCTGCAACAGCAGAATCGCCCTCAGTCACTTCTGCCTTCCAAGGATGCTTATTCTGACCGTCCACTTTGTTACGGCGTAAGATAGTACCCTCGATGGTCGGAGTAGAGAAAGTAATGCTGTCACCCTTGGTAGCAAGATTTGTGGCAGGGATACCGAATTTCACACGGTAGAGCCAGTAATACTTGTACTTGCCGTTGGATTTCTTTGCTCGAAAACCCACAGCCACAGGCTCACCGCCATCTTCACTTGTGGACACCACAACGCCATTGGCATCGATGGTTGCTCCGGTAAGGTCGGATGCCACGGCAGCACCGATATCATCCACGCCAAGGGAAAGTGTACCGTTTTTGAATTCC